GCTGGCCAGTGACGATCCGGTCGTCCACGTCCGCGAGATGCTTGGCGAGCAGTTCCCTGACCGTCAGGCTGCCGTCTTGTGTCGGCGGGATCAGTCCGGCCAGCAGGTGGTCGCGCTCCTGGAGCCAGAGTCGCAGCGCCCGGTCGGGATCGGTCAGCGGGCCGAAGTAGTGGACGCGCCCCCTGACCTTTTTACTCCACTGGCCGCTCGGATGGACCGTCAGAGGCCAGTCGGGGCGGGCTAGCTTCCACTCTCGGTACTCAGCGACTTCGGGGCGCACCATGTCAACCGCCCTCCAAGGAAGTATACTACATTTCCGAACCAATTCACACTAATTTAGCATAACTAGGAAGTCTCCGGGTGTAAAGAGGGTGTTATTGGATTTTCGCCAGGCGTGGCGGTTGCCCCGTAAGTCGTCGCCAGGAAAGGCTTTAGGGTGACACCCCGGAAACTAGGCGGCCTGGTAGTGGGTCATTTGCGGGGAAAATGGCATGTGTCATATCCTACTTACTGGCCGTAGGTTACGTCAATCCCGACTCTTGTTGTCTTGGTCAATTGGGGACAATAGGGGACACTGGGGGGCAGATTCGGGTGTAGTTACACCCGCGCAGAAAAAGAGCCGGCCGTGGACGTGGCCGGCTCAGTCCCGCCCCACCCGCAATACACTCAATCTGGCCTCCTGAGCGCCGCAAGCAGTTCTCGAATCTCCTTTCGCTCAGCAGCCAAAGCCTCCAGGAAGGCGTCTCGCTGCTCTGTCAGGGCCTTCGTGTGGGCCGGGCCGACTCTCGACAGCACATAGTATATTGTCCAGCCGAGGACCGCCAGGGCCCCGCCCTGAAGCATCTCCGGGGCGATTTGCGGAATCCCCGGGGCCCCCTCGGTCGCCAAGAGCACAGCCATTCCCCATATCGGCCCACACGCAAGCCATCTCATCCTATTCCCTCCCGTAGAATTCGCGCAGCCGGTCGATCGGCTGTACCCCAGAAAGCGTCTCGCCCAGCCGGTTCACGTAGGCCGGCAGGCCACCGATCTCGTACATCTCGGCGAACGTCGTATTCTCGTCATAGTCAATCACTTGGATGTCGACCCCCTCCTGGACCAACTGAACTACAATCTCGTTCATCTGCGGACAGAATCGGCACCAGTCGGCCCTGAAAAAGAAATTACCGGAACCCTCCTGGCTGCCAATCGCACTCAGGGCCCCCTTGCGAAAATCCTCGCAGCGCACGGCGTAGCCGATCCCGCCATCGGAACCCCACAAGATTCCGACAATCTTGCCGTCCTGGAAGATCGCGGAGCCAGACCGGCCACCTTTAGGTGGCGGGACGAACGTGAAGCTCGTCCGGCCGCCGTTGTACTTCGGGCTCATGTTCGCGCTCCCCTTGACATGCCCCTCCCATAGCGATTGCCATGAGAGCCCTGGACAGCCGATCGAAATAATCGCGGTATCCTCTTCCGGGGACGCCTCGCCGATAGGAATTGCGTTCGGTAACTTGCCCTCCTTGAACGCACTTACCGGAATCTTAAGGATCGCCGCATCAACTTTCAGGGTCTTCACGACCGTCGCCTTGTACTCGCCAGTGATATGGCCGTCCAACCAGAACTCGACAATGAATGTCTTCGTTCGCCCGGCGACGTGCCGGCAAGTGAGTACGTAGACGTACTTGTCGTCAATCGCAAAACAGCACCCACTCCCGCCGGAACCTCCGCCGCGTACACGGCAGGTCGCTTTCAGGTATTCGTAAAGCTGATCGAACGGCTCCGGCTCCGGATCGACGATCGGGTCGCCGGGCTCTGGGATCGGCAATTCCTGCGACGGACAGCCGCCCTTCGGGCACTTATCACAATCATCATCCGGGCATGCGCCGTCCGACATGGGCACACAACCCGGCAACACCAACAGCAGAATCAAGAGCAGTCGTCTCACAGGTACCTCCTTACACAGCAAATGAAATCTGACGTTGTTGACGGGCCTCGCGCAGCGCCTTCAGGATCTTGATACCAGCCTGGACGGCCTGGATGATCGCGAAAATCATCATGGGGTTGAATGCACACTCAGTAACCTCTTGAAGCTCCTGCGAACATTGGAGGCTCTGCTCGGCCGTGAATCGCCCCTCAATAACCGCCAGGACGACGCCGTGAATCAGCGCCCACGCCTCATCTCTGGCAACCAAATCGGCAGCGAAATCAAGAATCGTATCGTCGATCTCGATTACGGTGCGTTCGGCGAGCACAACGCCCGTCTCGATAGCCGCCATAGTCCAGCGGCGCACGTCCTCGCTGTCACTCAGGTCGTCTGGGAAGTTAATCAGATCGCGGACGGGCACACGTCTCAACAACGAAAGCAATTGCAACAATCTCATGGTGCTACTCCTTAGAAAGAAACAGGTTTGCCACCTCAACGTAATACTCAGCCAACTCTTGGTCTATCGTTCTCGCGTTATTGCGCTTTGCCGCAATGATCGGCCAAAGTTGCTTGCGCTCTTCGGCTGTCCCTTGCAGGAAAACGTCCAACGATTCGCGCAGCGATAGTCTCTTGACTGACGCCTGGAGCGGCGTCAGCCTCGATTCTGCCAGAATCCCTTTTCGCTCTGTGCCGGCGAACCCTTCCAGTTCTTCTGGCGTAACTTCCTCGTCGGCCCGAAATCGCCGAACTAGCCCCTTGCGCCTCTTGCTTCTCTCAGCTTTCTCTCGCGTCCTGGAACCAGCCGGGATTTTGTCCGCGAGGTACTGCATCGCCAACTTCTGCGCGTTGCTTCTCGTGATGTATGCCGGCGCGGACGTGATTCCGAGACCGCTCGTAATAGCCGCCTGGACGGCTGGCTCTTTCGCCTCACGCATCCGCAGGTAGTTCTTGACCGAGAATGGTATGTACGCTTCGCCAACATGCTGCACGCTGTCAATTAGCTGGGCCATCAACGGGTCGTCTGCGTTCCGAATTTCCGTTCCGTAGTAGTCCTCGTTTACCCACATATCGGCGAATGTGCCCCACATCGGATGCACCTTATGGTGTGCCGTTCGCGCCGGATCATGCGTCCACGAGTACACATCACGGGAGTAAGTCGGCAGGCCAATCCGCTCAGCGCTTCCATCTGGGTTTCGATTGCCAGTTGGCGGAAAGAAGTAATCTTTCAGTTCTTTCGGCCGTTCTCCAGTAAACAGGTAGGTCAGCACGGCCCCGAGCGTGGCATAAGAAATTGCCGCCCCCATTACATACGCTTGCTTGCCACTGATTAGCTCTCCGCCTAGCGCAATCCGTTCCTTGGTAGTGAAGATGTCCGTGATTGCGCCACCGTACTCGCGGATGCTACCGAGGTTCCAGCCTACTGACCGCACGGCCAGCATACTCACATCCTTGACGTACTGGTTCCAGAATAAGTTGTCGTAGGGTAGCTGCCCAAGGCGATTGTCAACGCTATCCCACGCTTGAGTTAACTGCTCGGTAATCTGCTCCTCGGTAAGGTTAGCTGACCTGCTGTATATATCACCAGCTAAATACTGAAAGGTTCCAAGCTTCAGCCGCGGCACCATGTATTCCATCACTGGTATTGCCGCTGCCTCCAGGGTCGCGAAGATACCCTGAACCGGGAGCTTAACGGCCGAGGATACCTTCCTTATGGGGCCCCCGAACTTCAGGTCATAGAATGTGCCTCTGAGAGCCTTAATCGACTGGTTATGGTACCTGGCGTCCATACTGGCCCGTCCGCCAGCCCTGATAACGTCCTCAATTGTGTCTGCTAGCTTCTCATTTTTGATCTGGCTGAGGTCGCTGCGCATCGCTTTAATGAGTTTATTTCCGCGCCACAGCGACTTAAAGCCTGCCATTGGGGCCGTGACGAACTCCGCCGCCGCACTCGGTAAGTCACCACGCAACAGCTTCAAAATTGACACGCCAGTCTGTGTAGCAACGGCGTCAGTCGTCACGTTGATTCCATGGAACGCAGATAATGCTAAGCTAGCCTGATTCATTGCGTTGCCATACATGCGCGCAGTATTGTATAACGTGCGAACAGCAGTATTCGGATTAGCCCTCAACCCAGGCGACAGTTGATTCTCAATCATCCCCGCGACCTTATCTGGCATGGCCCATCGCCCCAGCACCCTCACGCCCTGCTGCTTGATCGTCTGTTCCTGCGTCCCGAGCACGAGCGAGCGGTCCAGCATTAACAGCGGACTAAGTGGCTCGTTAGCGGCCAGGAAGTCTTGCCATATCCCAGTCACCTTCGGCGCGATTTCTCGCATCTTCTCCGGTGTTGCAAGCCACGCTTCTAAGATAACGGCCTCCTGCTCTTCCGGCGTCTTAGAGTATTCGACGAACCCTTCCGTCTCCGGTATCGATCTCTCGACGCGGAGTGACGACAGCGCGTCCAACTCCTGCTGCACCGCCTTACCGCCACTCTCCACCATGTAATCGTACAGGCCGTAGATTTCGCCGATATTGTGCCCGATCTCGTGTGCGAGTGTCGCTACAGGTGTCCCTACCCGCGTCCTAATGATCCTACGTCCCTTCTTCGTTACGACGGTCTCACCAAACGACTCCAGCTTCGTTACCCGTCTTGTCGCTACTCCCAGAGAGTTTGCGACTGACGTGAGTTGATCCACGAGTAGCTTGTCGAACGCTTCCGTGACTGTCACGTCTCCGGACGTTTGCACCAAGAACGCCGGATCATCAACAAACCTGAATCCACTCGGCAGATAATCTTTCTCCAAGCTGGCCGGCACGAACACAGCCAGGCCATGTTGCTTCAGTAGGCCCATCGCCTCCGTCTTCGCTACGTATTCGTTCATGTGATGAATCCGCATGAACGCCAACTCCGCCGGGTTGTCGGTTACAAGTTCGAGGCCAGCCTCGCGACCTTCCTTCACGGTCGGGATAACCCGCTTACGGAGGAAGCCAGACTTCCGATAGGTCTTCCGAAAAATCTGCCCGAGCACCGTGTCTGCTTCTGGACTGGATTTCCATAAATGCGGGAAGTAGTCTTCGTTGAATTTCTCTAGCTTCCCGACCTTCTGAACACGCTCTCGCGCCGCGTCCAACTCACCTCGGATTACCTTTGCGACGGCGTTTAACTCACCCGGCTGCTCTGTCCCGGACTCCATGCGGTCAATAAACTCAAGGCGCTCGTCGGGCGACATCTTGTAGAATGACCGCTCAATCTTGTCGAGCGAATGCTTGGACGCCTCGTCCCACTGAGCCGCACGAGCCATCTGGCCGCGCAGGATATGCCCCGCTCGCCTGGCCCGCCGCCCACCGGCTGCGACCGGGGACGCTATCGACACAAGGTCTTCGGCCGCCGCCCGTGCTTTCGAGGCTACGGGCGACTTCTTCCTCTTCCCTGGCTTGGCGGCCGTTTCTGGCGCGTGAATGCCGTCCGCCGGAAGCGGAGCACCTGACTCCAGGGCCTCCGTCGTTAGGTTGCCGGCGATCCCGATGGCCCTCTGCTGGAGGACCCTGGCCGGCTCAGCGGCTACAGGCGGGTTCTGACTGACTGCCGTGCCGTACCTCCGGCTGATTGCCGGCTCGATCTCGGTGTGAGTCTTATCAGCTATCCAGAGGTATACGTTACCCTCGGAGTCTGTCGTACTTCTCGTCTTTGGCTCGCCCTTCGGGGCGCTGGGATACTTCTCTCTGAACTCTGCCGATATTTCTTGCCTGTCCTGAATCGTGGGGTTCTTTACTACGGTCGTCTTCCCCACCTTAAATACTTCCCATGCCTTTTTAGGCTCGACGGTCGGCGATTCCTGGGCCGCTACCGCCCTGTCAGCGTCCGTCTGCGGCTCGCTCACGGCCTCCTGGGCTTTGGCCGGCTCCTGGGCCGTCTTGGCCCCTCGGGCCTCTGGAGCGGGCGTAAATGCCTTACTTACTTCCTCCGTGAACGCCCTCCGCTGCTTGCGAGACTCGCCGTACTCGGGAGCCAGGCCCCATTTCTTCCAGGTTTTCCGCGATGGGACCCGCCCCTCTTTGGCGTAGGCCACGATCTCGCCAGTCACCCGAGCCACCTTTTCGCGACTCATCTGCCGCACGATCCCCGGGGACCCAGCAAATGCCGACGCAATCACCGTCTGGACTGTCGTTTCATTGACTATCTGCCGGAGGCTGTCTTTCGTGAGGGCCTCGGGGTCCACGTCGGCCACCTTCGCGGCCACGCCGTGGCTGATCTCAGTCACGAGTTCTTCCGGGACTTCCTGGGCGATTGCCATCCCGAGCCGCTTTAGCCCCTCGCGGACCCCGCCAGCCACGGCCTGCTTCCCTGCAACCATGGTTTCGACGCCACCCAGGCCCATTTTCTGCATAACCGCGGCCGGGGCTCCCTCGATAACGCCCTGGCTAACTGCATAGCCAGCTAGTTTGGTGCCCTTCAGCCCGGCGTCCCGCCCCTCAGTAATGGCCCGGTTCGCCTCCTGGCCGGAGGCCGCGAGAATCGCCGCGGCGGGGCCGCCTGCCATCCCGGCGGCACCCATTGTCGTGAGGGATCGTCCAGCCCCGCGGACGCCGCTCTGAATAACGTCGGGGACGATCCCGCCACGCTCGCGCTTTCGCTGGACCTGCTCGACCGCATCCGCGAAGCGATTCATCCGATCGGCATACTCATCGTGGCCGGTCAATCTGGCAATCGGCGAGACAATATCCGCCCCAGCCTCAATTGCATACGCCTTAACGCCCGGCCAGTTTGACTCACCAAGCTCTTTGCTGGCCTGCGCCAGCAGCCGCTCGCGCTCGATAATCTGCTCGGACTGGCGGCGCTCCGCCTCCGTTAACTCCTGACGCTTCGGCGGCTGCTGCGCATAATAATCCCTGAGATTGCGGCCAACCTCCAGGACATCTTGATTGACGCCCTTTTCGCGCACTTCCAGCGCCCCTTCCCTGAATTGCCGGCCGAAGTTCAGTACATCGCGATCAATCGGCATTCTTCGCGTCCCACCACTCCAGTACCGCAGTCGCCTGGTTCACAGCGTCCGCCATTTGCGCCGGAGGTTCGACACCAGCAGCAGCACGCTGGCCAACCTCCCGCAAAAACGCCTGGGCAATCTGCACTTCACGCGGCATACCTTTTTCTTCCTCCGTTGCCTTCACGCCGAGGTTGCGGGCCCATCCAATGTACTCGCGTTTCTTCGGCTTTTTCGGCACAGCTTCCTTTTTCTTCGCGGCAATGCGCTTGCGTAATTCAGACTCCAAGTCCTCGCGATACACCTCACCTTCCGGTGCTTCGCCAAGAATAATCGCCATCGCTTGGTCCACTTCCTCTGGTGTGCGATAACGCTCTGACTCCATACCGAGCTTATCTTTCGTCTTAATCTTGTCCGCGATTAACTTGTGTCGAATATCGAGAATCTTCTCCTCTCGCCTCCTTGCAGCCTGCTGCTCAATGTATTCCTTTGTTTGATCGTAGCGCAACATGAGCTTCTTATTGCCGTCCTGGTCGATCGTGTACCACGAACCGTCTGGCTCCTGGAACGTATCCCCGGGCCCACGACCTTCCGGGTACTGCGGGGCACTTGGATCGCGGGGAATACCAGTCGGCTTGATTGTATCAATTTGCGTGTCAATCTCCTGCGCGAGTAGCGCCTTTTCCTGTTCGGAATATCGCTTGTTCTGTGTGAGTTGCTGCTTGGCATTTTGAAGCCTTGCAATCTCAGCCCGCTGCTTTGGCGTATACTTGAAGTCAACCGGAATCGCCCGCTTTTGAGCTTCCTCCTGCTCGATCAACTTTCGCTGATACTCCATCTCTCGCGTTTTCGCCTCGGCGGCTAGCTCGCGATCAGACGGGTAGTGCAGCCGGCCATAGTCGGCCATCATTGGGCCGCGGCTAGTCCGCGTTCGGCCGCCGCCACCACCGCCGCCGCCTCGCGGGGCCCCTTGGGGATCGATTCGCGGTGCCTGCGGTGTCCTGGCCTCAGTAGCGCCGGCCAAGGCGGCAAGTTGCGCCAGGGCCGTAATGTCGCCCTCTCCGTGCTTGACTCGAATCCCCATTATGCGATCCTCATATTCCCGAGAGCGCTATAGACCTGTGAACCACTCTGCCCGCCAGAACCCTTCCCAAGCTGGTTAATGAGCGAGACAATCATATCGGACTCCGGATACTCGTCCTCGCGGCGTTCGATCCACCCGAGCTTGGTGCCCTGGAGGCTATCGGCCAGACGGTTTAATGCAGACTGCTTTTCTCGCTCGACACCGAGCCCCATCGTCGGGGAAATGGTGGTATTCCCCATGCCAGTCCTGGCAAGCTGCTGCATGATGTCCGACCGCTGCCCGGCGTAATCGCTCCGGATGTCGGCCTCGCGCTGGCCCGTGGTCTGGTCGATGATCCCGAGCCCCTGCTGGTAACGTGCCTCATTCGCGGCCTTCGCCTCAGCCCAGCCCTGGTTGTACTGGTTAATGAGCTTGCTGAGGCTGGTCCCCGCCGCCTTGGACTGCTTTAGTTCGTTCTGATACTTCTGCTTTTCAAAAGCCCATTGCTCTTCCGCGAGTCGCTGCTGTGCGCCTGCACCAGGATCAAAGCTCGACGTAACGTGCCCCCAGGGGCCGACAGTCATTGAAGTGCCGAACCCAGTGCCCATAATCGCCATCATCTACCCCTTATATCTCTATGGATTTACTTCCGTCACGTCGCCTGTATCGCCGTCGATCGTGCACCAAATTACAGTGGCGTCCGCCGGATCGCCGTCACTCTTAACAACCTCCTTTGTTGTCGTGCTCTTCAGTACGTCGTTCTCGTAGACCTTCAAGCTGTAGCTGTAAGTCACGCCACCGCCACCAGTATCAGTGGCGTAATGCTTATGAGTGACGTTGTACGTGACTCCAC